TGTGCTAATTCCTTCTTTGTGTGGAGTTTTCTTCCACCAGTCAGGAATAAAATTACGCATTGGTTTCGGCTGTATATCTTCGATACTGCTAATACCAGCTAGTTCTGGAACAAAAGTTATTCTACTTGTCATTAAATAATTTTCCTTAACCATAGTTGTGAGTTGTCTTCTATCTTCTCGACCTTGCCAATAAGCAAATGACACAGTGCATCAATTGCATAACGTGGATCATAGAAATCACCCTTGCCTAAGCTCCATGTGTAATCATCAAATGCAATAATTCCACCGACAACTGTCTGCTCGTATGCATTCATGCCATCACGTAACACAGCAAATGCAGTATGATCGCCATCAATATAAATAAAATCATAGCCACCGCCAGACATAGAAAAGAAAACATCGCTGGGCTTTTTTACTGGTATTACTTTCGCAGTCTCAATGGCTTCTTTATTTTTTTCATAGTATGTATTCCAAACATCAGACCAATCCATATTCTTATGCACTTCTTCATCTGATCCTTGCCAAGTATCTACATCTATAAGTGTTGATGGTCCTTGCTGAAGGATGTTGTCAACCATCCATTTGGTTGCATCACCTGTATATGCACCTACTTGAACACAGCGCAAGACTGCGTTTGATAGCGGAAGCAGATGACGTTCAAAGTTCTGCTTTGCGTTTGTTGATTCGAACCAGTTTGGGTATGTCATTAGTATGCACTCTTATCTTTATTGAGAATTCGAATAGCCCAGTCTAACCCTGTGTTAAACCCATCCATCCATTCTGAATCCTTGTGTTCTTTGGGAAGATGCGTCTTCGCATCTTCTATTTTCTTTATGAATATATCTATATCTTTCATCGGCTCGCCCTCTGGCGAGCCTTTCCCGCCCACCACCCCTCTACCCTATCACTTATTGGTAAAAAAGAAAGGCGTGTCGTTACCAAGTAATCTTGGTTACGACTGGTATTCTTCTGGTATGAATGAACTTCCTCCTCATAGATCCTTTAGTCAGCTGTCTACGTGGCAGTCCTGCCCTCAGAAATATGAGTGGTTAAACCATGAGCTCTACCGACAACAGTCCACAGGGGATTGACCAACGTGGCGTTCCAAGCAATGAGTGTATCAATTGCGGAAGCAACGTCCAAGTTATCAGAGCAATCTTCTCAGACTACGAGCTAGTTATGTGGTTCTTAGATTCCTTCTGCGCCCAGTGTGGCTCACCAATGACAGCACCCACCCCAGTAGATCACCCAGATTGGAACCCCGATGACTATCGATTTGACTTCTAAATGGTTAGAGGTATTTAATGATGCTGTTCTGGAAACAGAACAGAAGACAGGCATTCCCTCTACGGAGTGGAAGACTGCAGGACGCAAGACCACCTTGCGCCCTGATGGGGAAGATCTGCCCTTTTGGCAGAGCGATGGGTTAAAGCAGGTTGAGGCATACCATAACTGGTATAAACAATCTGGTTGGCAGATCGCAACAATGCCCGACGGTCGTCCTGGAATCGAATGGGCTGCTGATGTTCACTTCGGGGGAACACCAGTGCGTATGGTTGTTGATGCGATATACAAGGTAGGGGAAGACCTCGTTATCGTTGACTACAAGACAGGTTCCAGGACTCCGTTCGGTGCAATCCAAGCTGCTCTTTATGCTTCTGGTATTGAACGTATCTACGGTATCCGCCCTAAGTGGGGAGCCTTCTTTATGACTCGCAAAGGCGAGCTCGATGAATTGATTGATCTGTCACATCTGACAATGGAATATTTTGACTACGTATTTGGTGCGATGAATGCTGCAGTATGGGAGGGTTGGTTCCCGCCATCTGTTGGTGACTCTTGCAGGATGTGTAGTTTTACTGCACAATGTCCTGCAATGGGTAGTAAAGATTTCCCATTACAAATCCTAACCAAAGGGAAAGAAAAGGAGATGAACTAGATGACTGAATCTATGTTCTCGTATACAGGTAAGTTGAATTCAACTGACCTATTCACCGTCCGAGGTAATAGTGTTAGCGAATTCAGAGCTAACCTAACCGCAGCAGTTGAAGCAATTGCTTCTGCTACTGAACTACAGCAATCACTTAACAACCGCTCAGGCGGTGCGTCAGGTGGTGCATTCGCTGCTTCAGCAGCAGCAGTGCAGGTGCTACAAGATGCTGGTCTTAATCCAACTCCAGTTGCAGCAGGGACAACAGTTGCAGCAATTGAAGTAATCATGGATCGCTATGGTAATGAATGGACATATGGACATCCAGATGCACCAGCATTACCAGACGGTCGTGGAAAGTATGCCAAGAAGAAAGGCACTTCCAAGGCTGGCAAGGCTGGGGGTTGAATCTCCTGCTGGACATATGCTCCCAGAGATTCTGCCTCAACTTACTCAATCACAAGTTGTGTTTCGTCAAGCGCAATTGCATTTGATAGCAGCACAACCTGGTGGCGGTAAGACACTACTTGCACTGTGGTATGCCATTCAATCTAAGATTCCTTCACTCTATTTCTCAGCTGACTCTGACTCCCGAACAATAGCCACTCGTGCAGGGGCAATCCTTATGGAGAAAGAAGTCGCACAAGTTGAGAAGATGATGGACTCTGATGCATCAGTCCTTTTGGAAGATGCACTCGCTGATGGTGCAGGGCATGTTCGATTCAACTTTGATCCGTCGCCTTCGTTGCAAGACATCGAAGAAGAAATAGAAGCTTGGATAGAACTGCACGGCTCTGCACCACAAGCAATCTTTGTAGACAACTTAATGAATGTCGCTTCAACAAGCGACAACGAATGGACTGCATTGCGTGATGCAATGTCAGCATTCCACTACATGGCTCGTGAATACGAGTCAGCCTTCGTAGTTCTGCACCACGTATCCGAGAACGAGAAGATGTCAAAGCCTAACTATCCTGCCCCACGTAAAGCGTTAATGGGTAAAGTTGCAGCGTTACCAGAGTTGGTTCTTAGTGTTGCACTAGACGGACAGGCAAACGCTTATCGCGTTGCCGTAGTGAAGAACCGACATGGTAAAGCTGACCCAACAGCAGAGAGTTACATCTCGTTGTCAGCGGAGGCAAGCCACATGACTTTGTATAACTCACCTGCCGAGTTACAAAGAGCAAGGACAATGCGACAATGGCAGTAGATATTGAATTAACCTTAGATGAGATCTTGGATGCAATACGTTTCATCCATCTAGTAAGAGAGAATAAGAAACAGTATGAAGTTGTTGACAAAAAGTTTGACAAAAACAATTCGTCGTATTCGGTTAATCTTATGGGTCAGTTGGGTGAGATGGCGTGTGGCAAAGGACTTGGGCTACAAGTGGACAGATCGATTTCGCCGAGTGGCGATGATGGACACGACTTATCTACACCACTGGGAAAAAATATACAAGTCAAAACATCAACGCTAGATAAATTAATCTTCAACGCACCAGAGTTATTCGTATCTGACTATGCAGTATTGGTTCAGTTCTTTGGCGATAAACAATTGCCACATGTAGATAGTAAGTTCACAATACTTGGTTGGACAACACGAGAATTATTTCTTGCAAATCATTACAAGCATGACTATGGTTACGGCATTCGATTGGTTATGGATGCCGATCAATTACTACCAATAGAGGAGCTCATCAATGGATTATCCAGACTTCAGCCAAGCTCGATGCAGGGAAGTGGGAACTGAGTTCTTCTTTACAGAAGAAGATAACGAAAGAGATACTTCCGTATATTCACTTGGTAAAACAATTTGTTCTGGATGTTCAGTAAGGCAGCAATGTTTAGAGTGGGCAGTAAGACATGAAGCTCACGGATTATGGGGCGGTATGACACCAAGGGAGCGCATGATGATTCGAAGAAGTAAGAACATTATTCTTGAGCAGATATTGGTGACCGATTATGTCAACGCCAAGTAAACGTAAGGGCTCGCAGTATGAGCGAGATGTAGTCAAGTGGCTCATCTCGTATGGTTTTCCATGCGCTGAACGTGCGTATGGTGCAGGTCGTCACGACGATGTTGGTGACATTGATGGCATCGATGGCGTAGTGATAGAATGTAAGAACGAAAAGAAGATCACTCTCAGTGGCTATCTTCAAGAGCTC